ACTTGCCTACCTGTCGAAACCTATTTCGCCCCCATCATAAACACACGACTTGTTACCTTCCGGCTCTTGTCCTATGCACAGGAAAGCAGGTGCATCTACTCTCATGTGTTTATGGTGGAGGCGCCCGGTACCGCCCCGGGGTCCAAATACGCTTTGTAACGTCTACGATTTATTTATATACTAGTTTTGATGTTTTGTCAACCAAAAAATAAATTTTTTACGTTTCCCGCGATAATCATAACACATGTGATTACATGTAATACAATCCAAAAGGTGCGAAAAGCCAGTGCCTTCTTTACATCACTTTGTGTAATAGGAAGGAATTCTGGCTTATCGTCGTCTGTTATACCTATGGGCATTCCGACTGTTCTGGCCCAAGTTTTGAGCCAACGTCTTTGCCCACTCATTACATTGCGTTCTTTTTGTCTTGGATTTCGGCTCTACGTGTTTTAGTTAGTTTGCCTAGATCACCTAGTGCTTTTCTAGCTCTTGCGGCTGCTGCCTTTACACCTTTGTTTTCAAAAGTTTCTGCTTCTGCTAGATAGTTATTAAACGCTTGAACAATTTGTTCGTGTTGTGAAAGTTCACTCATGCTGTTTCTCCTGTTACAATTTCATAAATTTCTTTCCAATTGACAACCTTCTTTACATCCGGACTGTCATAGTGCATATTGAAGCCGTGTTCAACAAGTATAGGTTTGAGTCCAAACTTTAAACCTGCTTCGGCATTTTCAATTTTATCTTCGATCCAGTACAATCCTGAATCATTATATTTTGACAGTGCATTATCTTTGTCTGCACCTGTCTCTAAACAAAGAACTTTTTCAAATGCTGTTTTGCCAAACAGTTTTTCTAAGTTCATTGCCCGTAATTTGCCTGCATTCTTATCTGTGCTTAAACTAGTTATACAGTGAAACACAAAGCCGTGTTCTTCGTGGAGCCGTTTTACATAATACATTGCGTCACGAAGTGCTGGCAAAAATCCTATTGCTGCGCTCTCATTAAATATTTTTACTAATTTGTTTGATTGCTCTTTGGTAATGTTAAATCTATGTGCAATGTCATATTCCCAATTACCATTCTCAACTTGTGTATGACCGTGTTGCTCCATCCAGCAACAAAACGCATATTCCCAATTGAGCAGAACTCCGTCTGCATCGGTAAGTATAATTTTCTTCATTTTGCCTCTTTCTTTGCCTTATTGTGTCTTTATAATAACATAGAAAATTATATTTGTCAACCACCCGCAAACACATTTGGAGATCCTGCGGCTACACTTGTACAACCGCTTATTGAATCTCCTATCCTACCACAGCCTTTTCCGTTAATAAAAACTGTGGTAGACCCTACAGCAATAGGGGCTGCATGTGACGGGCAAGGGTCTCCTGGTAGTAGGTGTGATGTGTTAACATCACCTTGTCTGCTAATTGGAATACCGTTAGCATATACATTTGGACTGTGAGCAGATCTTACCATTCCTGAACAGTGAGCTACGTCTGCATCACCTTTACGAGTTACTGCGGGCACGTTCTATCTCCATTAACTTTTCAAGCCTTCCCGGCCAAAGATCAATTTCTGCATGTTGTTCTTCTGTGTGGGGAGGTTCAGGAATACTAGGATTAAACTCTATTACATGATCAAAGTCTAAAGGAATAGCATCATACTCTGTGTATGTTTCTAAAACTCCAGCTCTCTTGACCACGAATTTATGCAAGACTTGTTTGTATTCCTGTTGTTGTAGTGATATACTGGTTAGCAATATCTTTGTCAGTTTTTGCCATCCAAGCAATCGCTGTTTTATTTATTTTGATTTTTGAGTCTGCAGGAACACTAAAAGCAAAAGGACCAAGTCCTAGTCCTGTTTGCGTTGCCATAATAGACAAAGGTTTTGCTATTGTGACTTGCTTGTCGTCTTCTGCAAGATACTTTGCAACAACTTCTTCTGCATAGATTGTTTTTATAGAGACGATATCGTTCTCTTTGAGGGGTGTGTCAATTAACATTATAGGCTGTATCCTGTACCGTTATAGTTTGTGTCTTCTAAGTGTCCTGCAAGATTTTCGTATCCACCAATCTTTTGTCCGTTTACTACAATTTGTGGAAAGGTACGTGCTTCAGGAAACTCTGCTAAAACATCTTCTCTTTCAAAATCAACACCTAGTTGCTTGTATTCATAATCGAGTTGACGCATTTCGCATAGTCTTTTTGCCGATTCACAATGTGGACAATTCGGCTTGCCCCAAATGTATATCATAGTGAAAATCCTTTTAGTGCATCTTTATCAACGTCTTGTTTAATGCCGCCGATGATATAAGATTCAACTTCTGTTTCTTGTGGTGCAACTTGTAAGCCTGAGCTTGACAACCAGTGTTGTGTCCAAGGCAGTGGGTTAGTGTTTACTGGTGCATCAAAGATAGCATTTAGTCCAAGTGCTTTAAGTCTACGGTTAGCAATGTATTCTACATACTGATTAAGAAGATTAGTGTTCAAACCAATCATACTACCGTCTTTGAACAAATACTCTGCCCAAGCCTTTTCTTCTTCTACACATTCACGCCACAAGTCATATACTTCTGCTTCGCACTCTTTTGCAACTTTAGCCATTTCTGGATCGTCTTTGCCTTGAGCCCAAAGTTTTAGTACGTGTGTGCTTAGTGCAAGGTGCTGTGCTTCATCACGAGCAATTAGTGAAATAATCTTAGCACTACCTTCCATTAACTTTAGCTCTCCAAAGCCAAATGTGCAAGCAAATGAAACATAGAAACGCAAACCTTCAAGAATGTTTACAGTCATCATAGCAAGATAAAGTTTCTTCTTAACTTCATACATTGAACCTTCGCCGCGATGCTGAAATGCATCTGCTGCTTCGTTAAACGCATCATAGTGTTTGGTTACACTCACAGCACGTTCAATAATCTTTTCATCATCTAAAATAGTATCAAACACTTCGCTTGGATCCGGATACACATTTTTCATAATGTGTGTATACGAACGTGAGTGAATAGTTTCAAAAAAGTCCCAAGTAACAATACATCCTTCTAGTTCAGGTAATGAACAGTGTGGAAGGAATGCTAAACAAGGACCACGTCCTTGTACGCTGTCTAGCAGTGTTTGGTACTTTAGGTTAGCAGTAAAGATATGTTTCTGCTCTGGACGGAAGTTAGCATAGTCTGCTCTATCTTTTTGCAATGAAACTTCTTCTGGACGCCAGAAGTAACCTAGCATGGTTTGATTTAATTTATCGAACACAGGAAATTTAAATGTATCATATCTCTGTGTGTTTTGATCTGCACCGAAAAACATTGTTTCTTTGGTGAAATCTACTTTGTCTCTGTTGAATACTGTCTTCGACATTCCTTTAATCCTTAGTTTTGTTTTACTTAGTATATACGATCAAATGCGCTATGTCAACCTAAATTGCACATGCTTCGCACATTTCATCGTCATCTGTAGCTAGTGTTGCTGGCTGCACTTCTGGCTGATTATCATGCCACCCTATCGAGTGAGCAGGCTCATCAGTCATTTCACTAGGATCAGTTTTGTAGTCGTATGTATTCTGATAGTATGAAGTCTTCCAACCTAACTTATAGGTATTTAGCAGGTCTTTAATCATCACACTCATTGGAACTTCGTTATCATCAAACTGTGTAGGATTATATGACCAGTTGCCGCTAATAGCTTGGTCAAAGAACTTTTGCATCACTGCGACAACGTTGATGTAACCTTCGTTGCTAGGCATGTCCCACAACAAGGTGTAGTATTGCTTAAGGCTTTGATATTGTGGGACAATCTGTTTAAGGGGTCCTTTTTTGCTTTTCTTAACGGACAAGTATCCTCTAGGTGGCTCGATTCCGTTTGTTGCGTTCGACACAACGGAACTGCTCTCCGATGGCATCTGTGCGGACAGTGTTGAGTGCCGTAATCCGTATTCAGTGATGTCCTTCCTAAGAGCAGACCAATCATAATTTAATTTATTCTCCACAACAGCATCTACATCCTTTTTGTAAGTGTCAATTGGAAGTATGCCGTCTGCGTATTTAGTACGATCAAATGCATCACAAGCACCACGTTCTTTAGCAAGTTCATTACTTGCTTTTAACAAATAGTATTGGAATGCTTCTGTTAAATCATGTACAAGTTTCCACGCATTTGGATCGCTATATTGTACTTTATGTTTCGCAAGATAGTGTGCTAACCCAATGTAACCAATGCCAAGCGAACGTCTTGCCTTTGTGCTAATCTCAGCTGCCTTAATAGGATAGCGTTGATAATCGATAATTTCCTCTAAACTGCGAACAGCAAGATCACATAGTTCTTCTAAGTCATCTAAGTTTTTAATAATACCTACATTGATTGCACTTAGAATACATAATGCAATCTCGCCTTCTTCGTCGTCAATATGCTGTAGTGGCTTTGTAGGTAGAGTAATCTCTTGGCACAAGTTGCTCATATATACTGTGTCTTTAAATGAGCTGTGTGTATTACAATGATCTACATTCATAATATAAATGCGTCCTGTTTCTGCACGTTCTTTAATTAGTGCTGAGAACAGTTCCATTGCATCAATTTTCTTTTTCTTAATGCTTGTAGCACGTTCATACTTTTCGTATAGCTCTTTAAATGCATCTGGATCGCCAAAGTATGCTTCGTAAAGTCCTGGAACATCGTGTGGTGAGAACAGTGTAATTTCACCTCCGCTAAGGAGGCGTTCGTACATTGTTTTGTTAAGTTGGATTGAGTAGTCTAGTTTACGCACACGGTTATCTTCTGTGCCTTTGTTGTTTTTCAATACTAGAATGTCTTCAATCTCTTGATGCCAAAACGGGAAGTGTGTAGTAGCACTGCCGCCACGTACACCATTTTGTGTACAACAACGTACAGTTGACTCAAACTTTTTAAGGAAAGGAATGATGCCTGTGTGTGCTACTTCTCCGCCTCTGATTTTTGAGTTGACTCCGCGGATTCGTCCAGCATTGATGCCAATTCCTGCCCTTTGCGCAGTATAGCGTCCAATGGACATGTCGCTGGCAAAGATCGAATCAAGTGTGTCGTCGCTATCAACGAGAACGCAACTGGCAAACTGGCGCACAGGAGTGCGTACTCCTGCCATGACTGGGGTTGGTATGTTGATCTTAAAAAGACTGGTCGCATCGTAGTATCTCCTTACATAGTGCATACGCTCTTCTTTAGGATAGTTAGCAAATAGTGTTGCTGCAATCATCATATACATGTGTTGAGGTGTTTCAAAAATTTCACCTGAACTTCTATCTTGCACAAGATATTTGTCTACTACCTGACGCAAGCCTGCATAGGTAAAGTTTTCATCACGCTTGTGATGAATATATGATTCCATGCGTTCAATTTCTTCAGAGGAGTACTTATCAAGGATCTCAGCATCATATACGCCACGGTCAATATTTTTTTGAATCATTTCAGCAAGCGATAGTGCTGTGTACTGTCCAAACACCTGCTTGTATAATCCGTAACTAAGAAGTCTTGCTGCTGCAAATTGATAGTTGGGTGCATCTAACGAGATAAGATCATTTGCACTACGGATAAGAACTTCTTGTATTTCGCTAGTATTCATGCCGTCATAAAACTGTAAGTTAGCGTTCATCTCTATCTGGCTACTACTTACGCCAGCAAGATTATTACAAGCCTCCTCAACAACAAAATGTATTTTATCAATGTTGAGGTGTTCTTTTGTACCGTCACGTTTGACGATCATTGTTCCGTTAGACATATTCCTTTTCCTTCTCTGTAAAGTGATATTTAGTGTAGTGGTTGCATTGTGTACTCATGTTGCGAAAAAAGACTGTTTGGTAGTTCAGATCTATGAACATGTGTATCTCCGTTGAAACCGATTACCCGATCTCCTACATACAATAGATAATATGTTGTGGATGTTTCCGGGTCTTGTGTTATATGTATCTCACAAACTTCTTGGGATAAACAGTCTGTTAATTGCAAGGTGTAACAAATCGCTAAGATTTTAACGAAGGGGCAATAATTATTTTCCTCTAAAAGTTGCCAAGGATCTGGCCAGGTGCTTTGGGTCCAAGGATCCGTTGCTAGACTAACAATAGGAGCTCTATTATAAAAGTCAATTGTATCCTGTATCGGATCTTTACTGTTTTCTAACGACAGTCTAAAGTTATGCCAGAGCTTCAGCCTGTCTTCATATTTTTTATCAAACATTTATACCTTAGTTTTTACTGTATAGTAAAAGTTAGCATCATCATTACTAGTAGAGTTTAACACATTCACCGCCACTGTGTCAAGTCTTGTGTCGGCATTTTCATCTAATAATTGTGCTTGTAGGGTTAGATATTCTTCAAATTGGCTGTCGCCAATAAAATCGTATTCGTCAACAAGGTGAACATGGTTATCGTTAGGATTAACTGTAATGAATAACTTACCTTGTCTAGTTGCATCTACTTGATTACTTACATACAAATAGTCCACTTCATAACTTTTCTTTTCGTCTGCAGGTAATCTAAATAGTTTTTCGTAACTACCGTAGGTTGTAACATATATCTTATTTGCATAGCCTTGCTCAAAGATACCGTGTCCCGATAGTTCAGGTACATAAGGAGCAATGTTAATAAAACTTTGATCGTATCCTAATTGTTTTGTTCTTTTAAATATGTCATTGTTTGAATGATTGCCGTCATCAGCAAAACGTAGTACTGCATAACTTGCATTTGCTTCTGTACCTGCATCGTTACCTACACTGCCGTATTGGTTACTTTCGCTTAGATTGTTAGTACCTTTAGTAATCCAAATAGCATGCCTATCAATATTGTCAAAAGTTGACATAGAAAAAATATTATCACTTGGTCCTGTTTCTTGTCCAGGTATAGCAAGAGACAGCGCACCAAATTCAACACCGTATCCTAACGTATCAAATTTACAATGTACAAATTTGTTGTTTTTAATATTGTGCTTTGAACGCACACCGTATCCAAACCCAAATATAGTTACATTTTCAAATATATTATTGTTACTGCTTACAACAGTATTTTTAGAATTAATCTGTATACCTACATCTGTATCGCTGTAAGTACTATCACCTGCTGCTCTAGTTCCGTTTAGATATATGTCAGAGAAGATACTGTCTTTACAACTTGCTAATGTAATTGCAGGTTGATCTGTTTGCATTTCTATACTAAACCCACTAAGTTTAATTCTTTGTGGCTGTGTTAATGTTGTAGTTGCATTATCAGTTGCTTCTATATCACTAGGAATAATATAGTCACCTTCGATACTATCTGAACGTATCGTTTGGAATGCAGGATGATCGCCTGACTTTACAAATCTAGTCTTCTCTGGACCTGCACCAACAATAGTTGTGTAAGGAGGTAGATAGATTGTGTTAGAAATTTTATATGTGCCGGGCTCAAAGTTTAATACAACTCTGCTTCTAGTTTGTCCTTTAAAGTTAGCAGTATTAAGATACAGTTGATCAACAGCTCTTTGAATGTTGGCAGTTACATCAATAGCTTGATCACCTTCTGCACCAAATGCTCTAATAGAAACAATGTCATCTAATCTATGCCCTAGTGTTCTTTCTACAGGACTGTTTACATCTGCTGCTGTTTGAACTATTCCAGGCTTATAAATATAATCTCTTGCAAGCTCAAAAATGTTTTCTTTGTCTGTTAAAACTCTTGTGTTGCCCACGTAAGGTGCACCTTCACTCACTGCACCGTTACCTATGTATAATCTTTGTGTATCTACAGCCCAGCCAAGTTCACCAGATGCTAGTTGTGGCAAGCCTGTGCCTGCTTGTTCTCTGCCTCGGCGTATCTGTATTCTTGATATTGAAACTACTGCCACGAGTATCTCCTACGCTTTTATTATGTATTTAGCCGTGTTGTTCGTAATAAGCGTAGACCCTATTCCACCATTCGTTTTCCCACTCAGCAAATTCATTTGGCCAAATGTCAAACTGTTGATACTCTCCTGCACGACTACACATAAACACATGTCCTTCACGTATGTTAGTACCGTGTATTTCGTTGTGTGCAATTGCATAGGCTGTTAATTGTAAGAAATAATCTTCTACCCATTCTACTTTTTTAGGCTTGTTGGTTTGTTTAAAGTCCATAATACAAGGATTACCCTTGTACTGTCCTACAAGATCTGTAGTTCCTGCATACATATGCGGAACAAACAGAGGAACTTCGCTTCCCCATATTTCGTCTACGTCAACCATAGCCTGTTCTTTGATCTGGGTTGCCATCATATGAGCTTGTTGTGCATAAGGATTGCTGCCAGGCGTTGGCCATTCACCTGTATCGATATAGTCTTCAAGGTACTTGTGCATCCTTGTGCCTACACCTGCTGCTTCAGTTGTGATTTCTTGTGCCTTTTGTTCTCCTACTCTTTTGCGCCACTCGATAAGATGTGTTTTATCTTTTGTTTCGCCTAGAATAGTTGTTACGCTGGCTACAGGCGGTCCGCCTGGTGTTTCATAACGGCGTTTACCGTTAACTTCGACTCTTTTTAATTTTTCGTAAGAGTAACGTTGTGTTATCAATGTCATAATTTAATATAACTTCTAACTTGCTGTTTGTCAAGTGTTTTTATAGATCAGCACCTACATCAGTAGCATTTTTAGCCATTTGTCCTACTGGATCGCTTGGACGCCCAGGGTTTCCTGGTAGTCCTTCTACATCATCTGTTTCGTCTTGTTTAAGTTCTATTTTTTCTTTGTCGAAGTTAGTTATTAGATCTTGTAACTTTGGATCAGCATCGTATGCTGCTTTGAAGACATCGTAATTGAATTGGCCTTTGCCAATGTTCTGCATCATTTTATCTAGTTTTTCTATAGAAAGAGAAGTCTTACCTTTTTGTTTAAGGTGAGATAATACTTGAAAAATATCTTTTGATTCTACAGCTTCATTTACTTTTTTTTTGAACGCTCTACGCTTTCACGCTTTTCTCTGCCAGCTTCTTCTTCTCCGCCAGCTGCTACTGCGTCTGCTTCCATGCCGTCGTCTGCCATTGGTTCTTCAGCTGGTGCTTCCATATCCATGTCAGTTGTTGGTTCCATTTCTGCTTCTTCGCCTGGTACTTCAGCACCCATTGCGTCCGGAGCTTCGCCTTCGCCTGTTAGCATTCCAACACCTTGGGTAAGAGTTTCGCGTGTTGTTTCCATTGTAGCGTAAAGAGATTCTAGTGCTGGTTTAACTGCTGCAACAAATGCTTCTGATTGCTCTGAACCCATTTCGTCGCGGATTGCATCTGCAAGTTCTAGCATTGATTCTGTTTGCATTTCAGCTGTGTCTTCCATCCAACCTGTAACACGGTCAACCATATCTTTGGCTGCCATAACTAATTCTGCACTATCTTCTGCACCTTCGGTTACTTGTGTCACTGCTTCATCAATTGCATCAACAATATCGTCTGGTCTTTCTAGTATTGCGGCATTAAGTACATCAAGAAACATTTTATCTCTTGTATAGTCTTCTGTACTTACTGCTTCAAAACTTTCAGTTGTTTCAACTTGCGATAGTTTTGTTCTTAGTTTGTTACGAGCATCTTGTAGTTGCTCTGTAGTAAATTTCTCTAAATTAATTCTTGAACCAAAACGCTTGGCAAGACTTTCGTTTAGGCTTTTTGCTGTTACCGGTTTAGTAAATTCTCTTATGTTCATTATCTCTTCCCAAATGAATGCTTACTAGTTATTTATCACAAACCAAATATAAATTTCTCTAATTTGTCTTTTGCAACCTGTGAATCTGCTAGTGCAATGTCGTATCTTATTTCTCTTGTTTCTCTTACAAAAGGATCTTTTGTTTTTTTCATAGTATTCTTGTAAAAAATAGCATCATTAATATTTTTTTGTATACGGAAATCTAAATCTAATACATCCTGCACAACATTTTTTCCTGTTGCAAAGTTTTTTGCGATAGCAATAGCACTTGCTTTACAAAATACTCTAGCAACTTGTTTGTTGTCGGTTGTGCAATACACTAGATATCCGTTCTTACTCTTACGTATTATATAGTTTCTAATTCTAATGCTGTTGCCTTTTTGAATAGGCAGAGGCACGGACTCTAAGCCCTTATGAATAACTTCTTCAAGTTCTTGAATTAATTCTTTGCTATACATTTTTCACCACAAAAGTGTACCCGTCGTGCGTTATTTTACTTATGAGACTTTTGTGATGTAATGTTTTAAGAATGACTTGTTCCCGCTCGGTAAAACTAGTAAAGGGAACAGGTTTGTCAAGCGTTTCGTACAACGCCTTTTCTTCATTTGACATCCAAATCTCGAAAGTTTTTACTAGTTCGTTTAGTTTCATTAATCTACTTCAACTTGATCTCCAGGCTTGATCATTTTTTTAGGATCTTTTGCAGCGCCTGGATTTGGTTTTTTATTTAATTTAACCTTGCCGGTTTCGTCTTTGTCTAGTGCAGTAGGATTCTTCTTTAGATCTACAGTTGTCTTTGTACCGTCGCCGTGATCAATTTCAGCTGAAACACCTGGTTTCATTGCTGTTATCTTAGACTGTGGCGCTTCTAATATTTCTGACATCTTCATATCTTTTTCCTCTTCCTACTTGTTTTAGGTTTGATTTTCCTACGGCCTGTATTAAGTCTTCTTAACTTTATTGACGCAGGATTTGTTTTCTTTGTTCTACTTATTTTTATGTTAGTTGTTTTGCCCTTTTTACGTCTTGTAGCTTTTAAACGTTGACTAGCTTTTACATTCATAGGTGCTGTGCATGTACTTGCTTTGGCAACAATTCTGCCTTTACGAGATCCTGATGTGCAACGATATTTTTTAACAACTTTATTACCGCGCTTGCCTTGTATTTGTGTTACACCTTCTTGTAGTGTTTCGCAACTACAAGGCTCTGAATAACACTGGCCACATACCCATTCGGTTATCAGTTCACGTAAATGCATTAACGTCTCCTAGAAGCTCTGTTTAATGCTTGCACTCTACGTGACGCTGGATTAATACGTTTTGTTTTTCTAGCCTTACGTACCATGCGCTTACCTAATCTAGCTTTAGTTCTTTTTAATTGGATCTTTTTCTTAATATTAGGTGCTGCAAAACATTGTGCCATTTTGGCTACAATGCGACCTTTTCTAGGTCCGCCGCCGCAACGATATTTGCGCACAACCTTTTTACCAGATCGTGCCCATGTTTGTGCTTCAGATACTTCTTGGTCAATAAAAAACTCACGAACTAACATATAGTTATTTATCGCGAGTTAAGCGTTCATTAATATAACAACGATTGTGGATAGTAGTCCTGCGACAATTGTACCAGCTGAGCCAATGATAACCTTTGTCATTGATGCTTGTCCTGCTGTAATGTCTTTGTGGACATGTTCTAGTTTTGTTTCAACATTGGTGAGGCGAAGATTTAAGTTCTCGTATCGTTGCTGACACAAGTCGACGTGTGCTTCTAGATTTTCTCTTTCAAGTTTTGTGGTAGCCACATTAATCTCCATGTAAAGTAAACTCGTAGTTGGCCTTTAGTGTGTTGTTATTAATGTGCCTGGTATTAGCTTTCTAATACAGTATTATTTATCATTTCACTAAAAATAATGTTTTTAGATTGCTCATTTTTGGAAATAAAGCAGATCCGTTAGAGATAGTTTCATCTAGACCTGTAATTACAGGAACGATGTCAAAATCGTCACACAACATTTCTTCAGTTAATCCTTGTTCATACTCTGTTTCAAAGTAGAATGTCCACATCTTGTGCTTTCCTTTATAATCCTTTCCAAATCCGTAATTGTCTATTACAGTATTAGTAATCTCAGGTTTGGTATCGAAATAAGGATTTACTCTTAATCCAATAGTCTGAACCAGAGTAAGAAAGTTTTGCTGCTGTTTTATTTGATAAGGATCTTCCCCTCGTCTTGCGTTTGTTTGGGTAATATCTATCAGTGTTTGGACTCTAAACTGCATACTATACTTATAGTCATAAAAAAAGCGCCACTCCGTAAAGTGGCGCTTGAATCCTAAGGTAGCTAGGATTTAGTTTATGCTAAGTCGCCTGATGCTAGTGTGATTTCAGTAACAGTTGTTGAAACTGTTGTAGCTGCTGTAACTAGAGCGTCTACTGCTGCTGCAACGTCTGTGTCGCTGTTAGCTGAAACATATGCGTTTGCAGTTGCTGAATCAACCATAATTACATACTGATCATCTGCACGTTCGCCGATATGTACGATTGACATTTGAGTTTGGATAGCACGGATACCTTTTGAGAAGTTACCTTCTGTGAAAGCTGCTACGCCGTCTACTGATGCTGTGTCTGCTGTACCTACATTAGTACCTGCAATTTTTAGAATGATTGGATCGTATCCATAAAAACTACCTGCTGTAGTTAAACCATTTACTTTTGGTGCTGTTGCCATTTTTATTCTCCTAATACTCTTAATGGCAAGTTCATTCTCTATGAACTTGTTATGCTATTATTTATCATCTTGGGGTAAAAAAGTATGTACTATCTACTATTTTTGGCTCTTTTGTGCAAAGTACGTAGATTTTGCACAAATCCTGGTCCTGCTTGCACAATATCATCTAGCATTTCTATTGCAGGAAGGTATCCTTGTATCATATTTGCACTTGCTGCTTTGCCGTCTTTTGCTTGTGCTAAGAATCTTCTAGTTGCTGCTAGATTTTTGTCGCCTACTAGATATCTATATAAACTAATTTCTTCAGGCTTAATACTAATGTCTGGGACACTTACTGTAGGTTCTGGATCTTTTACATTTGACTTTTCTAAATCTTTGTATGCGGCAAACTTTTCAAAGTCTTCTATTATGTCAGAACTTCTAAGTTTAGCACGAACAGCAAAGATTAAACGTGTCATTACACGTTGTTTTTCCTGCAGATTTAATCTACTCCAGGTTGCTATATTACGTCTAATAAACTTATAATCTGTGTTTGTAATACCCAAACCTGATTCTAATTTAATAAACAAGCCGCTTACATTGTTGCCAACTATACCGTTCTTTAATCCATTAATATAACGATTAAGATCCATTACAGGAACACGAGAAGACTTTTTCATACGCTTTGCTGCGCCTGGATCTTTTAACTTGTCTTGTGCAGAATCGTCTCCTACAACAAAATATATAAAGTTATACAAATCTGTTCCCATTACACGATAGTATTTGTATAATTCAAATCCTGCTGTTTTTCTTGCATAACGTTGCACATAGCCTTCAAAATCTGGATACTGGCGCATTACATCTAAAACTAGTAGTGTTAGATACATGCGCTCACAACAATCAGTATAAGTGAGCTTTCGAGCTCCACTCATATCTCTTGTCATTCTTGCTTCGTGAAGGCCTTTTATAAAGTCCATTACTTGCCTCGTGCAAATTCGTCAGCATCTCTTCCGATGTCATCATCGTCTGGACCTTTGTCCATATCATCATCTTCTGGCTCATCTGGTACATCAGCACCTTTTCTAACATCACCTGATTTCTTAAGTTCAGCTTCGCCAAACTTCATAAGTTTCATTAGCAACTCTTTGTTGATGCTTGTTCTTTGAAGTAGTTCTTCTACTGATCTAGGACCAAATGATGTATTGTATGCTGTAAGTTCGTTACCTACTTTAGCCATTATGTTTGACAGGTTGTCGTCTTTAGTTGTTGCTGCTTTGTCCATTAACACACGGCCAATCGCTGCAAGTTTACGATTAGGTTCACCTGTTTCGTAACCTTCTCTGCTGATTACTTCATTTATTTTCATTGTATTAGTTCCTTAATTCTACGTAAATGTTTATCTGCTAGTGTTTCAGGCACAGATTTACCTTCTTTTTCCATTGCTTCTTTCCAAGGAGCAATTAGTTCTTGATAGTTTGGATCGCCTTTGATCTTTGCGAGCATACTTTCTACAGTATGAGTGTCTGCTTCTTTAGCACCTGGACCTAGTAGAATAACTGCAATGTCGTTCCAGTTGTCTGCAACTACTTCGTCGCCTTTGTTTGGATCAACTACACCAAATTTAGGACTAAACTTGTAGCCTCTACCTCTTGCAATACTAGACAATAGTATAGCTCTGTCCTTACCTGAGTATTGTTCT